GCTTCATCAACGATTTGCGCTTCCCCTACAGATCCCGGTGCGTCCGATGCTGATCCCTGAAGATATTTGTATGCACCGGAAACCTGTTCAATGTCAAGTTCATATCGCTGTTTTTCTGTATATAGCTGGCTGCTAATAGCGGGTGGCGCGAACTCTTTTATTTTCTGCTCCCTCAAAGCACCGGGATTAACGCGAATCAGCGCATTTGGAATATGCCACTTATTAACTTCACCCGGATCGATCGCGCCATCCTCATAAAGTAGTTTAAAATTTGTTGTCGCGCTGGTGTGTGAGATCAAGAGCGCTTCTGTCCTGTTGAGCATACGCTGTGGCGATTTTGAATGGCGCACATCTCCAGACGGATACGGTGTAGAGGTATGTTCGTTACAGGCAGGAATGATTGGGTACTCAGTGATCGGCAGAACCTCATCGTACATTATCTGGTCGCCGAAAAGGGCAACTTCCCTGATATGCTTTTCATACACAAGTTCTTCCATCAGCATACTTTGCTTCACCAATTCGCTATAGCGCTGATCTTTCAGCATTTCCTTATACTGATCGCGATTAAATTTTTGAGATTTCCCGGGATTCATATCAGTAACCATTACCATTGGAACATTGACTTTGCTGAAACGCACATATTTGCGAACCATTGCCTGATGATCTTTGCCCACATCATCTCTCGTCCACACTTCATCCCTTGAATATTTTCCAGAACCCTGCTCATTGACTTCGTGGTCTTCCCTTGCTTCCTCAATTTCCTTCTCATATTGCGGAAATACAGCTTTAAGCGCTTGTTTTGTATGTAAATCTGAAAAAATCATTGAAGATGAGTCGGAATAATCAGAAAGCATTGTATTGGGATCGACAAACACCGATTCTGGCGAAAGCCTGCGTATTCTTACGCCACCCATACCGCCATCTGCGTTCCAATCAGGATATACATAGAAATAAGTAAGTCCTTTGATAATAAAATCTTTGCAGGCCTTACGAAACTGAACATCACCTTGCGATTCCCGCCATATCCAATCGAGCATTTGATTACAGACAAAGGCCATCTCGCTATCAGTTTTTCCTATTGGTCTTACATCCCATTCCGGGGAAGCCGCCGCTATGTTTGCCAACACGGTTTCAACTGCAGGTCTGATCTTGTTATTAGCTTCCGGCGGCTGTCCCACGGATTCGAGATATTCTTTTTGGGCATCTGTCAGCTGATTGCCGAGATAAAAATCCTCATCTTCAGCCATTTGATAGCGCCACTGCTCACCTGAAGACTGAAACAGCTTATATTCGTGCCACACTTCAGTGTGATCAATTTTCGGAAGATCAAGTTTTTTTATACTTATTGCCATCAGCTATAGAACACCTGACCGGTTTCCCAATCAGCCCTTATTTTATTTGTTTCCGGCTCAACCCATGCATTGTTTTTGAACTGCATATTCGGTTTCCACATATCATCAAGCGCCCAGCGGAGAGCATCAAGCGTGTCTTTTTTAAACGATCCAACTTCTTTAAACTGCAGAAGTTCATCGATGAGATCGTAGTGTGTTTTTTTGACAAAGATCGCTTTAGACGCAAAATACGGCTGCATTTGTTTGATGCGGTAATATTTATTTTTAATCGCTTTTTTAGGATTGATATTTAAAAACCTGCCGGATTCCTTACTTTTTCTCTGGATATAATCCGCCAGCATAACATGACCTGTTTCTTCAATCTTTATGTCCCGCGGGTTATAAATGTCAGCCATTGCAAATATGCGGTCTGCTCCGTCCATAGGGGACACCTGCCCCCTGAAATAATCGACCACATAGATGTTAAAATCAGGATCGACTGCAATAACCATGATTACAGTGTAGTCAGCTTTTTTATTTTCCGAGGAAGCTGGGTCAACACCCACAAAAATGTTAACAGGAACTCTTTTCTCGCCTTTTTCAGATATTTTAGTAACATAAGATTGACCGCCATCGTATGAATAGTATCCGTCCCAATACTGTATATCGGATTCTTTAAAGACTCTAAACGAATCATCCATCGGAATATTCTGATATTCCTGATAGAAATACGAGACATGGCCTTCAGAAGATAATCTTTCTTTTTCTGATTTCAGCCACTTATACGATCTATGTTCCTTCCATAAAACTTGTACTTGATTATTTTTTCTATACTCCTTGCCAGACGCAGTAAAATGCCCTTCGTCCACATTTTGTGGAATTGCCTGATAGAATCGAGTTTTCCATCCCTTCACGATTCGCTCTCCAGCCTTGTTGTATGACCTGCGTCCTGCAATTCGGTTTAAATACGAATTATCATCAACAATGGTTCCAATAAAACACAATTTTGCATCTGTTGATCCGGGGATCACCGCTGCATTGAACCATCTTGTAAATTTATCCCTTGAAAGTTCAGTCATCGTGTTTGATTCACCTTCGCCATCATCGATGATGGTTAATGTAGGTCTATATGGCCCATATTTCAAACCCCTAACTTTCTGTCCGGTTCCACGGATCAATACTTTACACATTCCGGATGGTTTCCCATTCTCGTCAAAGCCAGTAATAACTTCTTTTTCTTCTTTCCCCCAGGTTTCGCCCATTCTATTGCCAAAATACTCGTGAACTTTTTTATTATACTCGATTTCATTCCCAATTGCCTCTAAAAGATATTTAGACTGTGTTTCTGACTCGGAAATTAAAAGAATAAAGTCTTCTTCTCCAAAAAGCATTTGGTGAAGGGGGTAAATAAACGAAACGAGGGTAGTTTTCGCGTGTCCTCTGGGTGCAACCACCGCAATTTTGTCGCCTTTTTCCAATTTTAGCAGGTCGTTAAAAATTTCTTTGTGAAATTCTGGTGAATCGCAGCGCATATGGTAGTGCATATGGTTTTTTTCGTCCCCAAAAAGGACTTCAGCAAAGAAAAATGGATCAAGATACATTCTTTGCAGTATTTTTTTGCGATCAGGATCGTGCGGCATTATCAGAGTATTTCAAATTTGACAATAATTCTTCAAGTTCGTCTATTTCTTTGAGAATATCGATGATGCAGGCGGTAACAGCCGGAGGAATGTCATATGTTTTCCCTTCGATGCATATAAATCCAACACTGATGTTATCAATATCCTCTTTAAGCTGAACTGATGTTCTTTGGCGCTGTTCCACTTGAGCCATTTGTGAGTATTCCACCCAATTGTTTGTCGGGAATCTTGCGTTTGTGTTGTGCAAGAAGCTTTTTATCACCATCTGAGAGCATAACAAGCGTATGTTCGGTGCTGCTTTCCTTTTTCTCGATATGGCCCATAATGTCGCTGACCCTGTTTAGCGCCTGGAGGCGTGTACTTGCGGGTGCGTCACTATCCTCAATAAATTTTTTGTATCTTTTAGCGACATATTCATCATCAATGCCGACAGACTCAAAGCGATCTTTCATAATTTTAGACATAACAGTTTTTACAGTATCCTTTCTAAGTATTGCCATTGCCCTCCTGAGAGAGCTTGACGGATTGTTATCGCAATATACGGACATATAGGCATCAAGAATGTCGTGAATCTTCCACATTCCATGGTCGTCAGGCTCAAAATTTTCTGTAAGCTGATGGATAAATGCACTTTGTAAGGCTGTAGGCTTGACATTTCTTGTTAAACCCCTCTTGTAGCGGGTGTCCCACTCGTAGTCAGGCTGTTTGCGAGAATATATTTGAGGTTTGTATGTTGGAGTTTCGCCATAGCCAGTTCTAATTAGATATATATCCTTCTTTCTGTCTTTTTTGTAATCCCTACGGCCTAATACCTGCAAAACCTTTTCATCAGCGGTCAATACCCAATCGCCTTTGGACGCGCCACGCCAATCAGCACTGTATCCAATTCCGAGATCGTCAGCTTCTGAAATCTCGAACACATCAAAAACTTTGTTGCGGCACTGAATTTGCACTTTTGAATATACATAAAAAAAATTAAAATGTTTCCTTCTTTTACATAATCATAGTCATAATCATTATCATAATCATAAACATATACATATAGGGAGCCTTTCGGTAACCCTTTGCTTAACCCTTTAGGAAAGGCTTCCAGGTAAGGGTTATTTTATATAATAATAAAGGCTTACCCTAACCCTTTAAAATATATCGATAAACAATAAATACCCATATTGATAAACGATAAATATCAATTAGATAACAATATATACCCAATGTATTCCCAACCTATTCCCAATATATACCTAATGTATTCCCTGTGTATTCCCTCCTGAACGCACCACGAGAATAAGGATGTAAAAATCAGACTCTTATTCTCCTTTTGCAATACCCAAAAATGGCTCGTAAAATCTATGGGAGCTTACTTATATGCGGGCCGGGGGGTGCGAAACGGAAGCCGATCCGCGAAACTCGTTGAGCAGAAAAAATGAATTAG